GGCGGATAAGCCGACGCTCGATAGCCAGCATCCATTGCCAGTTCGGCGGCAACTCTGGAGAGTTGTGCATCTGTCATTTGCTTTCGTTCCGGTTGTTGGAACGCGGGCACTAGTAGTTCAGGAGAGCGTTACGGGGTTCGTCTTGATAGGGAGCAAGAGCGTTGCCCCAGATCGAGGGAAGGTTGTCGGAGAAGAGCGTTTCACCTGTCAGCGGAGAGGTGACGGTGCCACGCTTTAGAGCGACATACGTGCTGGCTGGAGGCAGGTAATTTCCCGCTGTTCCGATCCCATCGCGAATATTGTCCAGGATCAGCCCATCGTGACCGCGCTCGCGCGCAAGGCTGGCGATTTCATCCGTTGTCGACCAGGTCTTGCCATCGAACGGGATCTGATCCCAAACGCTCCCCTGCGCATCTACGCGGAGCGGGTTTTCGAAGTTCATTTCGAGCGGAGCCACAGCACCTTGGGTCGATATCCCGTAGCGCGACAGAACGGGATCGCCATTCGGAGCTGAATTGGCGTAGGTGGCAGCGGTGTGAGGGTCCGATGAGGCAAATAGCATGTCTCGTTCTGGATACAGAAACGCTTCGTCCTCTGATCGTCCACCATATCCCCGGTAAGCGCGCATCGGCTTGTTCGCTTCCGCACCTGCCACGGCGCTTCCAAAAAGGGAGGGCTTTCCGGTGTCGGAGTAGAGGGTTTCACCCGTCAAAGGTGATGAGACTGTCCCTCGTTTCAAAGCAACGACGGTATCGGCTGGCGCAACAGAGCCAGGCGCTCCGAGATGGTCGGTGACGTTCTTGATAACGAGGCCGTCGTGACCGGCATCCCGCGCCCAATAGGTTAGAGCGTTTGAATCGATCCAGTTCCCGTTGAAAGGGATGTCATTCCAGGCACGGCCCTGTGCATCGACGACCATGGGATTGACGAAGCTGGCTTGCGCAGGAGCAACCGACCCGGCACCCGGACCGTCGGGAACCATTCCGGCGTAGGTTCCTGCGACCTCTGGAGATGACGACATGAAGAGTGGACGATCAGTCGGAAACAGACCTTCGGCGTTCGGTGCGCCGCGGTACATGGCATACGGCGCTTCGCGAGCGGCTTCAGGAGCTGCCTTCGCGGCTGCCCCTTTCATCAGCCGTCCCGGGTTCATCGCGTTTCCGCCGTACATCGACAGAAGCCCTGTCAGAACGTCCTCCCGATTTTGAGCGTTGTCAGGATTGGGGATGCCTAACCGTCCGTCTGGAAGCCTGCTGTTCTCAGCCAAGCGCATAAGCGCGTTGATCGGCTCTTGGATCATTCCAGGCACAGCAAGCCCGAGAGATTCCGTTCCGTCCGGGTTTGCGTAGGTCCCGAACGGCAACATGCTCATGCGGTAAGTAGGCTCTGCCATGTCAGCTCACCGGGGTTTTCGGTTCACGAGACTTCGCCGGCGCATCCACGTCACATGGGGCCTTGTAGACCTGCTTCGTCTTCTTGAGAGCGGTGTCCAAGGCTGTGTTCTGGGCTGCGATCTGACGTTGCTGCCAGCAGGGCGATTTGCGGCTGTTATCGACCCTTGGAATCGACTCCAGCATCTCAGTCGTCTTTAGTGGAAGGGTCGATGACCCCGCGCACCCGTGGATCAGTGGAACGAGCGCCAGAAGCGCGAATGGTTTGAGTCGCATTGGTGGTCGCCTTGTCTATTTTGGCTTCATGGGACGCGATCACTTTGCTGTCGTGAATTTTGAGAGCACCCCAGATCACGCCGGAGGTGAGAACGGCGATGGCGGCGCCGGCGCAGATGCGGCCGAACGTTGTTCCAAGCCATGCCACGAGCGCTTCTGGAATCATCACGGCGTCTCCTGCTTGCTCGGGAGATAGTGGCAGAGCAGCCAGTAGAGCCCGCCGCCTGCGAGCGCGGCTGCGAGGGCGTACGGCCAGCCAGCGAATGAGAACGCCCATGATCCGAGCTCGTGGCCGCGTTGGCCGACCCCTCGAATGCGCTGACCTGTGTCGAGAACATGCTCGGCTGTTCCGATTGGATCTTCCGGCATGAGCTGCTGGGCCGTCTGCCCAACGGCACCACCGATGCCGAGCCAGAGCATGATCTTCCTTCCGATGGACATCTGCTTTTCATTAGCCTTTGAAAAGCTGTCTCCCGACGTTTCTTCTGGTAGCGGTGGCGCTGGAAGGCTGTAAGCCGCCGGCTCCGCTACGACGGGAGCCGCAAGAATGGTCGGGTCCAACTCCATCAGCTTTCTCAGGATCGCCATGGCGCCGCTTTGGGTAGACACGGCCTCCGATGACCACTTCCCGTCTTTGATGTACTTGCCGCGGGCGTAAAGCGTCGTTCCACTCCACAGATACGGCGTCAGCGTCGTCGGGTGATAAAGTCGGTAACCGAAACCATTGTATCGCTCGAGCTCGTAGCAGATGCGCTCAACCGTCCAATCGGCGACCGTGTTCATGCCCTTCATCAAAAGAGCGTCGCAGGCGGAATCCTCCCAAGGAAATACGGGCGTCCCCTTGAGCGGGCGGCCTTTCGGAACGTTCACCGTCTTGGCGGAAAGCGGATCACCGTTGTGCAGATGGCAGGTGAACCGGCACCCGGCCTCCATCTGATGAATGAGACCGACAACGAACCATGGCACCTTAGTCATCGCGCCAACGGCTTCGTATTTGGCTCTGTTGGCGATGATTTTGTTCGCCGAGGCTTCTATTGGTGCCTTGAACGATGATCTTGTGACAGCCGTCGCCCAGAGCCTCGTGTACTCGTCCTTGATCTGCGCAAAGGTCGGAGCCTTCATCCTTACTTCTCCCCCGTGAGGCCCACCGTCATGTCGTTGACAGCGCCTTCAACGCGTTCAACCTGACTGGTGATGGCTTCGAGGCGCGCGTGAATGCTGGAAAGGTCGACAGCGGCCGCCGGAGCGTCCCCGCGCTCGAGCCGAAGCGCGGCCGAGATCGCCCGCGCTTCCTGTTCACTGATTGGTCGCGCGTGTTCCGGAGCGCAAGACATAACCGCATGCATCGCCCGCTCCGTTCCGTCCGCTACCGTCACTGCATACCAACTCATATTTTCCGGCTCTCGCATCGAAGTCTCTCCACATGCGCTCTTCATCGATTTGCTGGGCGCGGTCCTCGTCAACCCAGACAGGCCCACCGTTTTCCGATCGGCGCCAGGCCATCCGGTAGGTTCGGTCCGCAGGAAGGTCGTCGATGTCGACAATCTCGATGGCCGTCCCCAAATGTCCGCAGTCCCGTTCCGCGATGATCTCGATTGCCTGCCGCCGGCTGCATCCGCCGGTCATCATCATCCGGGCGTATCGATATGCGGCTCCTGGCTTCACGCCGCGCGCCAGCATCCGGTTGAACTGGACAATCCAGAACCACCATCCCCGTCCATACCAAGGGTGAAACGGATCGGAGGCCCCGCGCATCAAATAGCTGATGCCGCTCTCTGCCGGGCAGGTGACGGCAACCGTCCCTCCCGATCTGGTGTCGAGAATTCTCTCCCGCGTCATTGATCGCCAAGCCCTGAGAGATACCAAGCCGACGGATCTGTATTCGAGGGCGATGAACTACCAAGTGTGTAGCAGAGACCGGTAATTGCTCCTGCGGACTGAGACGAGTCGTATACCCATCCAGCACGCCCTTGGGTGGAGTCCGGCCCCCGGCAGGTTATGTGACAGACCCAGTTCGCACTGGAAAAGTCAGTCGCGATCGTTGCTGTCAAAACGCCCAGGTTCGTATCGGTTATTGACGTGTTGTTGTACGAGTCTGCAACGCTCGGAGTGCCGCCCGATACCGTGGCTTCCAGCCACCATTTCGGGGAGCTTGGGTGGGACTGCTGCGTTGCCGGTGTGACGGCGGTATCGGTTGCCGTCGCCGTTTCCTGGACCGCTTGCGTTGCCGTCTTCAATCGTCCGGCAAATGAATTCGTCGCTGTGCTCGCGACCCACGCACTGTCTATGAATTGATAGGTGATGTTCTCGTCCGCGACGTACGCAACCCATCCGCAATCCGTGTACGGGGTGAAGTTCACCCAAGCCGTCGATCCACCGTGGTACTGCACGATGTCGTGCTGGGAGAATGTCGACCATGCGCCGGACGGAGATGCGGTGAGCAGATAGAGCGCCCCATGCTGCGGAGAGACCGGCGGAGCTGAAAGCCTATCCGTGATCGGGATGATGCCCTGGGCGAGCTTGACGAAAGGCGAAGTGTGAGAAACGACGTTCCAGTTTCCACCATCCGACCTGAGTTCGATGTCTTCGCCGTTGAGCGCCAGCGCATATCCGGTCGAAAACGATTTCGAGCCTTCGGAAATGAGCTGCGAGGATACAGTTGCAAGGATTGCCTGATTTGCCGATCCGGCGTGTTGGACCCTAATGCACCAGCCGTTCCCCATTGCCACCGCAGACGGCAGGGTGAGCGTCACGTCGCCTGATGAGCAATTGATTTTGAACAGGCTGTTCTGATCGTCTTTGACGACCGTGTAATTCAGGGATTTCGTGACGACGGGAAACGATGCGGTGACCGCAACATCGCTGGACGATGCAGAAACCACGGCGCCGGGGATATTATCGTGCGTCGCGATGATGTTGCTGCTGCTGTCCTTGATCACCAGCTTATACGATGCCGTCCCGACATAGATCAGGGTTCGGGTGATGCCGTTGGATGTCGGATAGCCTTGGGAATCCGTGACAACCGAAGTCCCGAGACTTGCGGTCAGATCGGCATCGGCATAGACCGTTTTAGGGTTCGTGGTCTGAGCGTCATAGAAATAGATCGTCGCTCCAGAGATCGGAGCACCGGTTGAATCATCTGTGATGCGTTCCCCAGGGGGGAACACATAGGTTGAGTCAGTCATGCGGGGGATTCCGAATGCTAGAGTTTTTCCAATGGACCATCGGCACAGCAGCGGTGTGCTATGCGATCGTTGTGCTTGTCGCTTTGGTGAAAGAATACTTCTGACTACGGAACCGAAATCGGATTACCGTTCTCGTCATATCGAGGGCCAATACCGCCGCGAAGGCTTGGCTGCGCGAGCGCATTGACGACGTAGCCCGCTTTAACCGCTTCCGGAATGTATTGCGCGATGGGCATTAGAGCATTTGCCACGCGACCACCGGCGTAGGCGGCTTCCCCTACCACGCGTGGTGAGAATGTCGGTAGCATAGCAAGAGTGGCTGGGTTCATAATCGCCGGAAGTCCGTGCATTGCCATTCCACCGTTGCTTCCTACGCTGATAGCGCCGACCTTTCCGGCAAGTCCTCGCGGAAGCGCCGCGTTCATGGATTGGCCTGCCAAAGCAAATGGCAAGTCCGGCTCATACCGGGCGAGTTCGTCGAGAAGGGCATTGCGCTGCCCGTAGTTGGTCTGCACGTTGTTGCGCTGCGTAGACTGCAACTTCCTGAGGGCAGTATCCTGGCTCGCCTTTTCTCCCAAAGAGAACGTGCGTTCTAATTCGTTGATTTTATCGGAAGCATCGGCATATCCCTTCATCGCCTTGGCGTATTCTGGCGCCTGCTGAACAATCGAAGACTTGGCAGCATTATAGACACTGTCCGCAACGCGACGTTCGAGCGTTCCCGGTTGCGTCTTCTGGCGGATTTCCCCGATAGCCTGCTTCAGCGCGTCTGCTGCTTCGACCGTATGCGGCGTGCTTAAGCCGCGCCACTGCGAAACGAGGTCTTTAATTTGCTCTAACGTCTTGGCTGCTTCAGCGCTTTTAGCGAGGCCTTGAAAGTTCACCATTTTGTCGGCATCGACCAAAGCTTGATGGATTGGCTGATATCCGACGTGCCCGGCCGCTTGGTTGGCTTGCGTCATGCCCGCCTGATACTCGGCGCTTCGATCCTGTCGCATTCGTCCGACCGCAAACTGGGCCTGATCGATAACATCCGTCATCGGGACGTTGCCACGCATATTGTCGGCAAACGCCTTGTTGCGCTGAAAGCCAGCGCGCGCAGCTTGTCTCACCGGTCCTTCACCCGTGCCGGTCGTCATGCCGAGCACATTTGAAACGACAGGCTCCGCCCCGGCCTTCAGGCCAGTTTTCGGAATCGGAATTCCCGTGACAGCCCGCCCGGCTAGATTGACGGGGTTTATCGCTTCAGCCACCTTCCCGACAGTGGTTGCGGCGCGCGCCGCGCCAGGAACACGCGCCAGCGCCGCCTGTCCACCACTCAGAATTGTCGACAAGTCGAGAGCAAAACCGGCCGGGTCTTCCGCAATTGTCCTCTTGAAGTTCTCCATCCCGCCGTAGCGATCGGCGAAGAATTGACCCACGGCGTTTATCGCGGCTTCGTTCTGCGCCTTTGTTTCGGGCTCTTGTTCAACGCCGAGAACGCCGGCGGCTTTCGAGACAGCCCCCTTGCCGATATTGTACAGACCTTGCGCCGTATCGATCGGGTGCATGACGGTGTTGGCGATGCCTTCCGCAACGCCGAGCGCGCTCGCTGGAAGGTTGTTAATCGCCTGTCCCGGAACGTCTGCCCATGACAGCGAATGATCGGGAAATTGCGACCACGGATCGCTCTCATTCTGAGGTTTTGGCGGATCCGGAAATTGGTCCCAAGCGTCTACCATTGCTATGGTCTCACTTTCGTACGCCCGTCAGGCGTCATGAATACCGTCCCTGATGGCAGCGATAGCGCTTCGTCAGGAGTGTTCACGCGCACCGGCGCGTTGGACGGGTCGCGCGATGCGGCGGCCTCTGGAGGGGCCTGCGGGGCATTCGGCAATTTCCCTGTGTCCAGGCTCGGTACGTTTGCTTTGCCGAAACGTTTCACGTCCGTTTCGTACGCTTGCTCCTTCATCCGCTGGAACCGTTGACGAAGGTTCTTGATATCCTGCAGGTTCTTTTTCAGTTGGGTGGGCGACTGTGATTGTTCGACCGAGCCCCACACCGATTGCAGAAGTCGGTTTTCCATCTCGGATACCTGGCCGAGCGCACCACCGGTCGGTGATGCGTCACGCATGGCCTGCAGTTTGTCGAAGCCAAGATTGGCTTTGACCGTAGCCAGCGTCTGGCTGAGATCGTAAGCCTTTGTGCCTGGAATGTTGCTGGTGATGGCCCCAGAGAAGCCTGTGGTATAGCCGTCGGCGGCATTTAGCGCCTTGTCGATGTTTTCGATAACGACGTCGTTTTGAACCTTGCTTTGCTGCACGGCCATTGCGTTCTTGGGCAAATTCATCTGCCCTTCGCCCGTCTCGCGCCCGACGACTTTCTGGCGTTCACCTTCGGCTATATTCGCCCCGACATTCCGAACAGGCTGGCCGGTAGCCTTGTCGATCAGCTGATCACCGACGGTTTCAACGCCCTTCGATGGTGTGAGTCCTCCAAGCTCTGTGCGCTTGACCTGTCCGCGGCCGCCGAACTGCACCGCCTCATAGCGGCCCGTCTCGGGATTGAGGAAGATCGCTCCTGTCTTGCCGTAGGCTTCGCCGCCGTTCTGCGCTTCGACGTTGAGCTTGTTGATCTTGGCCCGCGTTTCCTGAAGCGCTAGATCCTTCGCTTGGATGTCTCGCGGATCGAGGAACTGCCCCGCTTGTGCTGCCATAAGCTTTGGGCCTGACACGGGATCAAGCTCTTCCGGGGAAAGTCCATTGGTGCCGTGCCGGGCAAGAATGCTCTTCCATGCGGCCGCACGCTGGTTCGGGTCGGTCATCTGATCAACTGCTGTGGCTTGGTCCCCGAACATCTTCACCTGCTGCGCCGCGTCCTGCTTCGTCGCGCGCGCGTTCTCGAACTGCCGCTGCTGTTGGTTCGCGTCAAACTGCTTCTGCTGAAACGCATAGGCTCGGTTCTGATTGTTCTGCTGCATGATGCTGTCGAGTGCAGCGTTGACCGGCTCTAGGTTGATCCCTTGACCGGGAGTCTGCTGCGCCAGCGGTACGTAATAGTTTGCCATCAGGTCTTCATCCCGTTGTAGGCGCCGTAAGCCTTGGCACCGGTTCCGAGCACAGCGAGGACGTTATTCAGGCCAGTGTTTCGTGTTCCGGCCATCGCGTTTCCGTACTGGAGCGCTTGGTTCGCTTTCGTCGCTCCGAAGCCATACGCGTTATCGCCTTGTGCCGTTCGAACACCGGCCTGCTGTCCCGTGGCCGAGAGGCCCGTCTGGCCCATGCCCTGATATCGGTCGAGCACATCGTTGTAGTTCTGAAGCAGAACACGTTGACCGGCGAGCGCCGCGGTGCCGGAGGCGCCCATACCTCGCGCATTGAGGTTTTTCAGAACGGCGTTGGTGTCTTCACCAAGCTTTCCCGACCAGAGCGGGTCGGATGTGATGATGCCCTGAGCCGATGACCTCGCGTCGGTGCCGTTGAGCCCGAGAAGATCGCCGTACATTTTCTGACCGGCGGTTCCTGACGACACATACGGATCAAAAGAGCTTGCCGCCTTATCGTAGTACCCCTGCGAGGTGTTGTAGCCCTGATCGAGAGCCGCGTTGGCGTTCTTATTGGCCTTGTTGATATCGGAGCGCGCGGACGCGCCCGTGAAGTCCGAAAAGAACCCCATGGGATTTCCTTATTCAGTCAGAGGGAGACGGCTAGCGGAGAGAAATCGCAGCACACGAAAACGCGTTTGTTCCAGAGAGCGTGACCGATAGGCTCTTGCTCCCGCTTGACGTCACGATAAGCTGGCCGGCTGAATGCTGCTGAGCACCCCCGCCGAACTGCTTGTTGAGATCGACCGTCGTCAGACCCGTCCAAGCTGCCGATACGCCCGGCGACCCCGACATGTACGCAGACGCCAGAATGAAGCCGCCGTTGGTTCCGTTCAGACTCATGCTGAGCGGTGATGATCCGAAGTTCGAGGCCGTTGCGACTGGCGTGGCGCTCTGCAGGTTGACGACGCTGTAAAGCGCAACAGACGAAACGCCGCCACTCCCTGCATTGACCGTTACATCCCCGCTTGTCCCCGTCGGAACGGCGGCGATAAAGAACGCCGTGCGCACACTGCCGAAGCTGCTGACGACAGCGACAAGCTGTGTTGCCGTGACGCCGCCAATGGTGACGGATGTTATGGCTGAACTTGAACTGACGATTCCGATTGCAGCGATCAGATAGCGTTTCGGGTTCGCGGGCCCGAAGTTCATGCCGGGATGCGTGGCGCCGGACCCGACCGTATTCTGCTGGTTGTCGACGTAGGTCAGAATGAGCGGCGGGCTGCCGCTATAGTTGATCGAGCGCCGCCTCACGTGCGGGTAATCCAGAACGTCAAGCGAAGCCCAGCACAACTGCTATTGGATGAGATCGTAACGACCGATGTTCCTGCCGCTGCAATGACGTTGGCCGAAGTGTGCGTCTTCGTCTGAAGCGAGGTGGAAACCGAGTTCGCACCGCCTCCTAATGCCGTCACGCCGATCTTCGTCGTTGCGATGCAGGTTCCAGACCGGCATTGGCTGTCGACCTGAGTGATCTTGTATCCGAACGGGCAATCGATCTCGAACAGATAGTCCTGGTTGTCAGGGCTCTCGATGGTGAAGTCGATGGCTTCCTGCTGCGCGTTGATTTCTCCAATGCCCGAGAACGCCCCAGAAATCCCCTTCTGCAGACTCCCAAGCCACTGATAGAACCGGTCACTGACGTTTCCGTTCGGATCGAGCAAGGCCCGTGGTGGCGGCGGCGCGAGCGGCGTATTCGTCATGCCGCATCCATTTCAAGATCGGCAGAAGCGGCATAGAGCGCTCGGTCGACTTTTGCCGACCACGAGAACCGGTACACCCGGCCGTTCTCAGGGGCCTGTCCCAACCGATGCGTACGGACGCGCGTCAGGTTCCTACCCTGCTGTCCGAGCTTGATCATCCGTTGCGTGCTGAACGTCTGCCCGCCGTCATGCGACCATTCCAGCATGATCTCCGGATCAACGTCCTGCGGATCGCCTTGGCCCGTTCCAACGCCCCTCTGCACATCGAGATAGAGCGCGTTATGCGTCACTCTCTGAGGGAAGGCGTGAACCGTCGGCGGAATGACGGACGACACGAGCGGATCGCCTGCATCGTCCTTGAACTGCGGGCCCATCTCAAAGAGCGCGCCGGTGTCGGCATCTCCTGCGATGAGTTTCGTGCCGAACGGAACAACGAAGGCAATACGCCAATTCCCCCGGCTGTAGGTCTGACGCTCATGCCAACGCTGCATTCTCGTGTCGTAGACGTGCGTCCACTGAGGGCAGGTCAGAGCATAGAACGTATGACCTCGCGACGACCAGGACGCGGCCCGGATCGTTGACGGGTCTTCGACTTCCTGAATGTCGCTTTCGACCTTGGGTGTCGAGATTACCTGCGCGCTGTCACCTGATCCGAGCAATCGGACCGTGCGATCATGAGCAACCCAGGCAAACGTTTCGGCAACCGTTGCAACTGAATTTGACGCGAGCAACCCGATGGGAATGACGAATGACCGGGCGTATGGGAAGTCCGCGCCACCGCTGTCCTGCCAAACCTCGATTGTCTTCTCGCCAAAGAGATAGAACTGCGCCTGCAGCGCCGCGATGCGGATCAGAGCATCGGGATCGCCATCGGCCGTGGCAAAGTCCAGTCCATCCCAAGCGCTGGCGTCATCAATCGCGCCAATCTGCCATTTGTTCTGTGCCGTTGTGATCCCGAAATACCCGTCCGAGAATGCGAGCGTGATCGGCGCGAACAGATCGGGGTCCGTTACCTGCGCCAGCACATCGCCCCGGCAGTAGAACATTAGGCCATCGCACACGATCGCGATGTCGGGCACCGCTCTGCGGTTTCGTTCCATGAATACCGGAGCGGTCTTGGAAATGTTCATCGAACCGATGAGTGTCTGAACGCCGGTCGTTGTCACCTTATAGAGCGACACGCCCGCGACGACGTACAGGGCGCCTTCCACCACGATACCGGCCCGGCATCCCTGCCCCGCCGCCACGCCTTGAAGCAGCGCGAAACCTTGCAACCCATCCGAGGAATAGATTGCGTTCTTGACCTTCCCCTCTTCGCCAATGGGCGAGAGATAGCAGTTGATGAGCTGCGCCGAGCCACCCTGGTTGAACCGGGCCTGGCTTGATCCGGACGGAAGCGCCAGAGGAACGATACCCATCAGAAATCATCCGCATAGGTTGGCATCTCGGCCGAGCGCACGTTGACCGTTCGGCGCAGCCTCCGCCGCAAGATGCGCAGCCCTTCGTCCAGGCTGCGGGCGTAGTCAGCAGGCGGCATGGCCGCCGCCTTCCCGAACGCCTTCTCGACCGTCAGGGCGACCATCTGGGTGAGCGGCTCGAAGATTTCCGCCGGCACCTGCCCGATGTTCCAGTACGTCTCGTCGTTCAACGTCATCTCGTTGAACAGGTCGCGATAGCGGCCGATGACGTAGGTACTGTCGCTGGCCGACGGCGACTCCTCCGCTGCGATGATGTTGAAATGCAGCAGGACATTCGTCGCCAGCTCTAGCTCAGTTCGCGTCGTCGCCATTGTCGCTCACGGGTTGAGCGGGCTTGGCGCCGCGCTTCTTCGGCTCTTTATTCGCTTCCGTTCCGTCTTTCTCAAACAGGACGCTGTTGGAAAGCTTCCGGATTGCGTGATCGTCCGTCACGTCATGCTCGGTTCCGGGATACCACTGGAACCCCATGAACTCGGACGGCTCGCTACCGATAAATTTGAATTTCATCTGATCTCCTCAAAGAGAAAGAGCGGCAGTTGCCCGCCGCTCTCGTTTCATCAGGCCGCAACCAGCGGGGTCGTGTCGTAGTCTTCGTCGACAATGCCCTTGAGCACGCCTTTCAGCGTCCCCGCGACACCGGTGGTCGCAGCGGTGTTGACGTAGGCTTTGATCAGCGTGCGGGCCGTATACTTGTAGAGGAGCCCGACATCTCTGAGCGTCTGAGACGTGCCCGCGGCCTGACCGGAAAACGCTGCGATGAGGCGGTCTTCGTCACCATCATCGCCAACGTCCCACAGCAGGCCCGTGGATGAGTCCATATCGGTCGTGTTGAAGACGATGCCGGTCGGCATGAAGCCTTTCGGCACCCAAGCCAATCCAACTTCATCGTTGGCGTTGTCGATCATGGCCGTCGAGACAGCCACGATAAACGGGATGACGACTTCCTGAGTAGACGCTCCCGGGCCTTTGGTCTTGCCGCCAGGAAGAGACTGAGATGTTGCGTAAATAGCCATTGTTCGGGTTCTCCTTAGGCCACGGCCGCGTGGTAGACGGTGACGATGCCAACGTCCTTGCCGTTGTTGATGCCCTGCGGGTTGTTGTTCCAGCGCAGCTTGTCGATGCCGTCCGCAAACTCGATGCCGACGCCTTTCAGGAAGCCGTAGTCATCGTCTGCACGGGTCGTCGGTATCGCGGCCTGCTTGTTGACGAAGCCGATGGCCTGGGAGCCGCACAGGAACGAAACACCGCACTGAATGGTGCCATTCGAGAACGTCGTCTCAGGGTTCGGAGCGTCCGCCGTGTCCTTGCCCTGATAGAACTCAGGGATTTCACGATAGATGACGCCGTCGTAGATCAGGTCGCCGTCCTGGAATAGCGGGTTCGAGTCCACGTCACGAGGGCGCGCGTCACGATTTGCCTGCTGCATGACCGGGTCCGCTTTGAGATCGCGGAAGCCGAGCGGATGGCAGAACATCACGTAGAACTCGCGGCCCTGCGTTCCGGTCTTGTAGGGCCGGATCATCGGACGCGCCTGACGGGCCATGAAGCGCGCCAGCGAGCCAACCTTGGTCGACAGCTTGTCGTCCGTGTTGTCGATCGCGGTCAGGCCGGTCGCATGCGTCGGCGAGTAGTTCGCCTGCGTGCTGCCATAGAGGATGCGATCCTTGTTCTTAGCAGAGAACGCGTTTCGCGTGGTCGCATCGGCTGCCGAGAACGGCGTACCGTCCGACATTTTATGGAAGCACTCGATCAGCCGGTATTTGACGTTCTCGGTTGACCATTCTTTGAGGCGCGGGCGTGCCTGCCCCATGAAATCGACGGCGGACTTTTCTCGGTCCTTCTTCGTCGCGAGCACGGCTTGGCGCCGAAACTCCCAGGATATGTCCTGGTAATACTGATCAAGCTGCTGTTCGTTACCGGTCAACGAGGTGTTGCCAGTGACGCCAGAGCCGCCGAGCTTGCCCATCAGAGGGATGCGGATCGTATATCCGTCCGTCTGCAGGTCGTTCACGACGTGGATGATGTCGGTGTCGGCATCGCCCATGTAGGTGTCAAAGCCGGTGTCACGGATGTACTCCGTGATGAACTTCGAGCGCCATTTGGTAAGCTCGAGCCCGGAAAGGGTCGGAGTGGTTGCCATGTTGGATGATCTTTCGTGATCAGGGGTTGGGGATCACGAAGCGCGTCTGATGCGGCCTACTTTCGCTTTCGGTTTGAACCGAAAACGTTGCCCATGATGGCTTCGTCGCTAACGGGCACAGCAGCGTTCGATCCCGTTCCGGTCGCGTCTGCGAGGGAGCCTGGGAACTGCTGTACTGGGGGCGGCGTCTGTCCCGGCATCACTGCCCGATTACCGGTCTTCAATTCTTCCAGCACCTTGGCGCGGATCTTGTCCTCAAGCGTCTTCTCGTAGGCGTCAGGGTCTTCGCCCACTCGGGCCAAGACCTGCTGATGGCGGTGCCATTTCACCAACTCGCCGTAGCAATCTCTGCTGCCGACGAAGGATTTGAGAACACCGGCCTGCTGCGCTGCCTGAAACGCGGCATCGACTACCTGATCGCCGTGCTTGTTCCGGGCAAACATCTCGGAGGTGTTCAAACGCTGGTTGAGAAGAGCCTGTTGGAATTGTTCCTGCTGGAACGCCATGGCGCCGGCCGGATCGAGGTTCGGATCGGGCGGCGGTTGATGCGGTTGGGCTTGCGCCTGAATTCTGCGCTGGATTTCTTCGACCTGGGCCTGAGTGCGGCGCCAGTTGTCTTCGGCATCCTTGCGCAGACGAGCTTCTTCATCCCGTGCTTTTTCCGCCGACTGGCGTTTTTCACGTTCTGAGGTCAGCTCTTTGAGAGGGACAAATCTCCCCGTAGAAGGATCGCGGTATCCTTTGGGCTCCGCGTCGGTTGCTTCGGGCTTTGCCTCTGGCTCTGCCGCTTCTTTCGATTGCGGTTCGGCTGTCGGTTCTGGTGCCGTTGCTTCCGGCTCGGCGGGAGCGGCGGTATCTGCCCCCCTCTCGCGGCCACTCGAAAACACGTCATTCAAAAGGGTATCGTCTGCCGACTGTTCAGTCGTCATTGTCTCTCTCCGCAGTATCGTTGCTGGTCACGAAAGCAGCCGATGTCGCCCGGCTGGTGCGAGGTTCATCCGATTACGCGCGGATGGTCGCGAAACGCCGCTTGAGGCGGCGAGTCTTACGCGGTAAATACGCTAGATGGACAAAATAGAGCTATTCACGGTCGAGGCCGGCGGCATCATTAAACATGATGATTTCGGCTATTACGTTGAGCACTCTGACGGCTCCGTAAAGCGCTTCAACTTGGCCCCCAACGAAGTTGGTGGTCTTGACCTAGTGATCACCGACTTTAAGTCGGACCGGATTGACGTAACTACCAAGCGAATTACTCCGGCTTGTAATCCTTGAAGGGACGGTCGCCGTCCTTGTTCTGGTTGCGGCCCTTGAGGAAATCGAACAACCGTTTAGCTTCAACAGTCAGCTCAGATCCGTGATAGCCGGTGTCGCGCGCCATCTTGAGGCATTCGAGCTTCAGAAGTTCATCGTCCATTACTGCATCCCTGCGAGTTGTGGATTGACGGGTAATCCGCCCGGCATTCCTGACGGAGGCGGTAAGGCTGCGTTCTGTTGCGGCAACGGTTGCCCTGGTTGCTGCTGGTCGTCCGGATCATCCGGCGGCTGCGGAGGTGACGCGTTCTCCGCGTATTGCTCGATTGTCGGCTGAGCGTAGTGGAACGGGAACATCTGCAACGCTTGCTGCGCGATACCGAGATTCGGCATTGGCGCAGGAGCTTGCGGGATTGCGTTGCCCATTTTGTCGATCATCGGTTTCTGCTGCTGTGGCGTCGATGCCGTCAGCAACGCCGCGGCCGCTTGCGCCCGGTAGAGTTCGCTCTGCGCCACGTTCTTGTCCACCGTCGATGCCTGAACCAGCTGTTCAAGCCGCGCCATGCGCTGCTGCATCTGCTGCACAACCGGGTCTGGCTGTGTCGCCTCGTCGATCATCTTGAACAGGCGTTCCTTGTTCGGAGCGTTCGAGAGTTCGATCAGCACTTTCGGCGGGACGGCGTTCGGACCAAGCTGCGAAAGCGTCTGCAGCAATTCCTCGTTCATCGTGATGACGTCTGGGCCTTCCTCCATGATGATGTCGACATCGATCATGGCGACGACGTTCTGGCTCACAGCCTGCCCCGTCTGCGGGTCGATGTTATACTGGTTGAGCCCGATGAACTGCGGCGCGTCGTTCTCGTCCGTGATCCTGATCCACTTCTCTGCGGTCCAGGACTGTTTGATACGCGACCAGAGCTTGCGATAGACGCGGAGCTTCCAATCCCTGTTGCGCTCGAACACGGGCGACAACTCAGTCATGCCCGAGTCACGTTGAGCGAGGATCGCTCGGCCCGACTGATCCGCGACGCCGCCACCCTTGCCGATCAGGCCAGGGTTGGGCCCGAGGTTTTCGAGTGAGGCCTGCGCCTGCTCGAGCAATTGCAACTGCCCGGCAACGTCCATCGAGTGGTCGACAATGCCGACCTCCTTACCCCAATCTCCGTCGTGCTCGATCATGCCGTCGGGCTTCGCGAGTTCCGATCGCGTCTTGTCGACGTCTTCGAGCGTGCCACGGCGGAAGTGAAGCTGCTTGGTCGTAAACAGGTGCAGAGCCTTGGACCGGCGATGGTTCGCCTCGTCCTGCATCGGCTTCATGCTGCGAATCGGGCCGTAACGGTTGCCTCTCTCGTCCACATAAGGCGACCATGCCGCGTAAGGGCAATCCGGCTTTCCTTCATCATCGAGATACGGCGAAACTCCGCCGTCGAGCATCACTTCGCCAACGAAGTAGCAGTACGTCCAGCCGCGCGGTGTCTTCTCCCAGAACTCGACGACGCGGACGCGGCGGCTTTCGAACTCAGCCCACGCTGTCTCCTGGTTCTGATCGACACGGGAGAGGATGCCGCCGGCGGCGACACTGTCGATGATCTGCTGGAGCTGTTGCGCCTTGTCCGGCCATTTCTCCTTGGCATCGTCGATGTCCATCCAAAGATGCAGGCCCATGTAGCGCGCATCTTCGAAGTCTGGACGTTTCGAGCGAGGGTCATAGAAGAAGCGATCGCTCTGGACGGATTTGATCTCTGGATCCGGCCCAGTCATGCCCTGCTTGATGCCGACGAAGCAGACACCAATCCCTCGCACCAGCCCGTCATGCGTGCCGGCCGAACCTACAAACTCCCAACGGTTGATGTCGCAGGCATACCGCATACCTGCCGTCGCAACGTCTGCCGACTGCTCGTCATTCGGAGTGCGCGGATAGCCTTTGGGGTCACGGCGCATGCGCTGCTCGACACCCACGAGGAAATCAATCTTGCGCGCAATGCGATTATCGAAAATCGGCGCCTGACCGCGCTTCCTCAGCTTCCGGGCTTCTTCCTCTGTCCAGTGCCCCGTACTGTTGTAATAGCCCTCATGGACAAGCTGCTCGTTGATTTCAAACTGCTTGTTTGTCTCGTAGGCTGTGAACCATTTTCGGTATCGGCCAAGGTCGGGCGTGAACGCTTGCGCCTCTGCCGGAACAAGGGCGGTGCTTGGAGTCATCGAGACTTCCATCCGTCGCTATTCCTATCCTCGTTCAATCGCTTGTAGCCGCTGGCTTGAGATGCTGTCGGCTCTTTCGGCTTCGAAGCCGGGATCAGTTCGTCCAGCATCCGGCCAATGAGGCCGAAGGCGTCAACCTGGTCGTCATGCTTGCCCGCGGGAAACACGAGCAGCTCTTGCGTGAAGTCTGCGAGCCAAGGCGCTTTCGATGGCAGGTAGACGCGCCCCATCGACGTGCGCGCCTGGATCGACCGTGACCGGGTCGGCTTATCGGCAGCGGATGCCACCTGTTCGCGCCGGCAGTAAACGCGTTCCTCTCGCATGCGCTTTTCGAGAAACGGCCCAATCGACTTGATGATCTGGCCCTGCTCTTCGACCCACATCAGAGGCTTGTGCATCCGGACGAGATCGAGCCACGCTCCAATCCATGCATCCGATGATGTTTGCCCCCGCCATAGATCGAGGACGTACAGATTGTCGTCCGGATCGATGCCGACCACGATATGAACCGTGTAGTCGCCGTCGCCTTCCGTGACGGCATAGTCAGACGCTCCATAGATCCTTAGTTGCTTCGGCCTGTTCTCGTACCAGCGGAACCAATCCCGCTTGAAATACGCGCCTTCGTCTGGTGCTGGGCGCTGCTGATAGAGAGCCGACCAGTCTCGTGGCAGCGTTGAGCGTTTGATGCGCTCCAACTGATCGAGCGGATAGAACTCCGGCCAGAGCGCCTGCCCGTCCGGGCTGATCGCGGGCAGTTCCAAAATATCCCACGTGTCGCCGCCTCTCGCCTGCTCTTCCAGCAACCAACCTGTCAGGTCGTCTTCGTGCCATCGGGTCTGCACCACGATCACGGCGCGCGGAAAGCGCGAGAGAACGACTGACGAATACCATTGCTTCACCTTTTCACGGGTGCGCTCGCTGTCGGCTTCCTCTCTATCCTTCAGAGGATCATCGATCAGGACGATCGGGCCAACGGTGCCACGCCCCGTCAGTGCCGTGCCGACACCAGCCGAGATGTAGAATCCACCCTGAGACGTGCGCCAAAAGCCCTTGGCTCTCGTGTCTTCTTTCAACTCGACGTTCGGAAAGAGATTTCGATAGGCCGCGCTCTTGACGATATCTCGGACTTCGCCACCGAATTCCTCTGCCTTGTCCAGGTTGTACGAGGCCGACATGATGGTTGCTTCGGGGTTGCGCCCCAGGAACCAAGCGGGAAAGCGCCTTGAACCGAGTTCCGATTTGCCGTGCCGCGGCGGCATGTTGATCATCAGCCGATCAATCTTGCCGTCTTCGATTGCCTCGAGCTTTTCAGCAATCAATCGATGGTGCGCAGCAGGCCGATAGGCCCGGTTCGTGTATTCGCTGAATTCAATTAGCCCGCGGCGGGCGTGGCGCCGCTTCAGCAGCTCCGTTGCCGCTTCCGCGGGCGATATTTCCAAGTTCAGCATCGCTCAGGTCTTCGACACCCTGCTTGTGTGTGACTTCGCGCTTTTCGACGATGAGTCCGTGAAGCTTTGCGAGGCCCATCGCTGCCGTGACTGCAGCTCCGGATTGAGCATTCCGCCGGGCCAGCTCTCGATCTGCCTTCAGCATCTCCGTTATGGAATCGACCGTTACATCGTGGCGCTTCTGGTGTTTGAGTTGCAGACGCTCCACCGTTAGTGCGACGTTAGCGTCTTTCAAAAGCTTACAGGCGTTCACCTTTATTGCTTCGGGTTTCATCTTCCCGGCATTGTAGGAACGGCGATAAGCCTCGCTCGCATTCCCTGTTTCGACATAGGCGCGGGCAAAGGCTTCCTGCTTCGGTGTCATCTGTAATCCCTGCAGCAACAATCATGGTCCACAAAGCGAGATGCCTGGACGTTGAAGTTGCCCTCTCTCGCAATCACGTTGCCGTCGGGGTCTGTGCCTTCCCAACGCGTGAACCATCGACCTGCGCAATTGGGCGTAACGATTGCCGAATAGTTGCCGGCCGATTGCCTCGTGACGTTGGCATCAGTGCCGTAGACGTAGGTGAACGACTGGCAGCTTGGAGACCGGAGCTTGAGAGTGACTGTATCCGGATCGGACGGCGTGACATCGGAATCGGTGAACGAAGCGGATAGGCTCACTGCGGCCCCTACGAAGTATTTCGATGGCGCGAGCATCTATCTCACCTTCCAGAGACCAGGAGCGCCGCTGGATTGGATATCCAGAACCGGGCTTGCATTCATCGTCGCTTTTCCGATTGCGGCGCCTGCCGACGTGACCTTTACGGGGCGACCAGAAGCATCGTCATCGAATATCTGAAACGCATCGTCCTGGAATGCGTCTGGTTGGAACGCTGTGGCGTGTGATCGCGTGTCCACCTGTCGTCGCGCTTTTACCGATCCAGCGATACTGCTGGATTGCCAATGACGGTCTGCAACTCAGGAACTGTCTTAAGCACATTGGCTTGCATTCCGACCACCGCGCCGCGGCCTATCTGCGTTGGCTTTCCGGGAATGCCCTGACGAATGCTTGCGCCGGTCCCCAGATAGGCTTCGTCGGCGATGTTAACGTTTCCGTTGCAGGCGACTCGTGGGGCAAACGTCACGAAGTCTCCAATTACGCAGTCGTGCGCGACATAGGAATAGATGTTGCAGTGAAAATGGCGCCCGATTTTAGCGTTAGATGTGATGCACGCGAACGGGCAGATGATCGCGCCAGGGGCGATGCTATTGTGCTGTCCAACCATCGCACTGGGTGCGATCAGCGTTAGCGGTTCAGCTTGCTGTTCTATCTTCTCAGCGAGGCGCCGGCGCACATTGGCATTTGCAATTGCTATTGCGAAATACTTGCGATCATTGCGCGATAGAAACCCATCAAGACTACAAAAGTTTTCACCGTTGATCCGCTCTTCGGGGGAAGGTGTTTCCTGCACAAAGCAGATGTCTACCGAAGATCCTAGTGTGGTGCGGACAAAAGGCGCCCCCCAATCCATTACCTCACGTGCAAATCCACCTGCCCCTACAAGCGCAAAAGCCGTCATTTCCACCCCCGACAAACGAAACTTCAAATTACAGCTAGGGTATGTAGCAAGAATATATATCGCTCACGGTCGCTACGACGGTCAATGCACTACTCGCATTACGATAAGCGGGTCGTCGGCTGTTGAAGACTACAACATCTGGAGAACGCCCTAGTCAGCGAGCGGCGGCAGCGTCATGCCGATCTCTTCGGCGATGACCGCTAGCGCATCTGCATCGCTCGCGGCTCCAGTAGCGACGGCATCGATATTGGCGAACGCTGCCCTAACGTCACCGACTGTGAATGGTCCTTGTGGTGCACGTGATGCGAGCCCTCTCTTTGCCAGAACGTCGTAAAGCTCGACCTCATTCGCAATGCGCGAGACGCGATCACTTGGGTAATCCGTGACGTAAGATCTGGCTGCGCTCGACCACGCTCGGTTCGGATCACCACCGACAATCCAATGCCAATCATGAGGGGTGTATTCGATCATGCGTTGCCCTTACGAATACAAGCCGCCATTCGACGTGCTCCCAGAAGTCGAACCTGGGAAGAAACTCGCGCCACCGCCTCCAACAATGACGACCGCGTTTGAGTCTGAGTTGTAGCGTGACCCTGTCGCCGTAAATCCCGCCAATGCGCAGGTGAGGTTTGCGAGATTTAGAACGCCGCCCCAACGGGCGAGCACGAAGTACGAATAGGCAATATTGCGCAGCCACGTAAAGGTGCTGGCGCTTACTGCAATCAGATTCGAGTTGGTGTCACAAAGGAACGGCGCGGTAATCGTCGTCGAACAACTCATTTTGTTGTTCGCGCCGCTGATCTGCAATTGGCCGCCGTATTTGGCCGCCATCAGGTAATTGATGCAGTCGCCATAGTCGTTGTTGTTCGCGACTATGATGTTTCCGGCCACTCCCGAAATGATGTGATAGGCGGCGGTCGCGTCATGCGGATGCACGCCCGAAATCTGAAATTTCCCGACGGCCGATTGCCCGTCAAAGATATAGGACGATCCGCCGTTTTTCGTGAAGGTGTAGTTGGAAGGATTGGCAGTATCGCCGTTGATGATGACGGTTCCGGATCCGAGCGGAGCCTTTAAAACGCAGCCTGTAAAAGGTCCCGTGTCGCCACACTGAATAGTTACGTTGTAAATGCTGGTATCTAGAGCCGCGACAACGTCCATTGCCTTTTGTGTTGTCTTGAACGCTCCGCCTGAATTGTTCGCCAGACCCGTGTTGGCGTCGTTGCCGTCGGATCGGATATAGTAGGTGCGGTTTGCGGTCAGAACCTCGCGCGGCGTAAACGCGAATTTTGCCTGATAGAGCGTGTCAAAATACGTCTTAACCGCTGCTTTAAAGTTCGCCCACGTCAGTTTTTTGAGGACGAACGAAGCCGCACTGTCGATCAGCGCGAACTCATCCGCATCAACGGGTGTCGATTTCGAAGACGCTGCGTGGACGGCAGCCGCAACATCAAACGACTGGAGCGCGCTATCGGCTTTCGCTCCCTGATCCGCCGTCGCGAAACTGCTTACCGGTATGCTTTCCGCTGGTCCGTCACCGGGTGACGTTCGTCCTACCAGATACCCCGACGACAGGGTCAGATCATGCTCGTCATTCCAGTCCGAAGGGCGAACAAGTCCCGGCTTGGGCTGGTCTGGGACTGTGCTCTCGAACTTATGCTTGAGCGAGATCGCCATCAGAGGCTTTTCATAATCCAGCCAGCTGCAGCGACCTCAATCCCTGGATGAGCAAACGCCTGAATGCCGAGATTGATGTTGAAAAAGAACATCGCCAAGCCGAGCGCGCACACGACGCGCCCGGCCAAGTGGACGATCTGCATGAAGTCCATGTTCTGAATGTTCATGCGAGGGCTTCCTGCGGATAGAGGCGGTTCTGGGCGGCTCTTGCTGCCTGCGCGACGCGCTCTCGGTCCTTCATCACTGCCGCCAGAGCTTCCGCTCCGCGGGGATCAAGGTAGTTCGTCACGTAGGTCGTGTTGTCGGGTTCCTGGCCCCAGACCTTGCGATAAGCCCAACGATAGGTGCGCGACAGGAACGACCATTTCCGGCGCGGACCTTCCGCCGTCAGGCGTGCCGCTTCATCGCGCATCGATCCGAACGAGATGAACACCGAAATGACGAGAACAGAGATCAGGCCCGTCAGCTGCTGCGCGCGGGACTCGCTCATGCCGCCCCAGTCCGTCAGCATGAACAGGTCGGCGCGATCTTCCGAGGTCACAACCTTCGTGCTCGATGCTTCGCTGCGGGCGCTGACGACTTCCTGCTCGAGACGCTTCACGTCCTGATCCGCGGCGTTTGCCGCCTCGATCAGAGCGGGGTGGGTATCAGCCCACGAAAGAGCGGCCTTCGCGTCGTTGTAATCGGCGCAGTATTTCCGGGTCTGCGGGCCTTTGGTCGTCTGGCACTCGTTCGTCAGGTTCCAGTACCGAGTGTTCGATTTGATCTTCGCAATCAAGGCTTCCGCCTGACCCCGGTCGGTGATCTTCTGACCGTCGACAACGGGGATCGTCTCCCAAGCGGCATTGTGCTTTTCCTGGGCGGCGTTGCGGGCTTTCTTCAAGGCATCCTGAGCCATGTCGAGACGCGTGCGCGCATCCGCGGAGTGCACGAAGGCTGCCTTCTGAATGTTCGTCTTCTCCGCCTGCCCCTCAGCAGCGGCGCCGATCCAGTTGAAGATCGAGAACGAGAAGGCAGCAACCCAGATGGTGAGGTTGCAGAACATCGAGAACGGCTTGGCTTCCCAGAACGCACGCATCATCGAGCGGGACGCACTCATCTCGTAGAGCAGACCGGCGATGCCGAGCGAGCAGCCGAACAGCACCATGAAGCTCGGAACGTCGACGCCGTTCTTCTTCAGGATCGTGACGACGCCAGCGAAGAAGACGAGGCCAATGGCGATGCGATCAAGATTGATCCGGGAGGCCGGGCGCGAGACCGCGGAAAAGAGGCCGGAGACAGCCGGGATCAGGCCCCGGCGGGCCGGCGCAGGAATGGTGCTCATTTCGGGGGGCTCCTGAGATAGGAGGTGAATTTGCAAAAACAGAATCCCCGCCGCCGCGCATCCATGGCGTTGGATCGGGTGCCAGAGCATGTGTCGTGACAATCCCGGGTCAGGAGACAAGTCACGGCGACGGGAATTTCAGGATTTTGGGGACAATAACGGCTTGCGGTCCGGCACGTGCCGACACCAGATCGGGCTCTGGCCTATGCAATACTTGGCGTTAAAAAGCCCGACGCACACTATGGGTTGATTTGTAGTTCGATGATTTGGTCGCTGACGTCAATACCGGAACTTGCTTCTAGCTTCCGTCAGTTTCCGGGAGAGTCTTTACAGCAACAAGCTGGTAGCGGCATGGGCGGCTTATCCGTGCGCGCATGCCAGTCGCTCCAAGGAATATGCTCCTGGCCGTCCAAGCCAGTGATTACCATGGCGCTACCATACAGCCATAAGTCTAGAATCACGTTCTCCGGAACGGGAATTGTCGTCGGGACACTCGTGGTCATTTCCGCTTTCTCCCCTACGGCTCGATTTCCCAGATGTGATGGAAGTTCCCGTCTGTCTTCTGCTGCCGCCGACACCTAAACGTTAGCGACCGATCTCCATAGTTTATCGTTACGGTCGAACCAGCGACGCGCCCGTTCGGGTCTGCAAGAGTAATGACCATGTCCGTTTGGGGTTCGAGAGAGACCCGGTTATTTCGGTTCCACCGTTCCGTGACTTCCCTGTCACCGTCTGCAAAACCAGCAAGCGACCGACCATGTAGTGCACTCGGCGCCTGTAGAAAGCTTTCCTCGTTTCCGCATTCGCAGACCACTTTGAATACACCTACTGCACTGGGCGTTAAGCGCTTCGGTTTGAAACCGCATATGCGGCAGGCATTCAGGTCGCTCATTTGCGCTTCCTCCGCGCTGCTAGGGCCTCCATCAGCAAAGTCACAACCACGTTGCTGATGCTTCTATTCTCGGCCTTCGCGATGATCTCGAGTTGCCCCCGGATATCGAGGGGGATTCGAACGGGCGTAATCGGTGTGTCTGCCATGCCGCGGTGATACACCGTCTTACATCGTGCGTCAAATATATATTGCACACTGTGATACGACGTGCTACATCACAATCGAGGGCCGAAGCGGTTGCACCCGCGACGACCCTCTTGATCCAACTCCTTAGCAACAAGGACTTGAACCCATGACCTACTTACCTCTGATCCCGTTACTCGTCACCGCCGCTCCGGTGCTTATCCTGGGTCTCTTCTGCCTGATCTCAGGCGTTGAAGCCTCGATCCGTGAAAGCATCGGACAATGATGCTCTCCATTCGCGGCCGTTTTCTGGCCGGTGTCGCTGGCTGCGCATTCGCAGCCGGCGGCCTCACCATCCTCCTCGGGTCTGATCTTACATCGCCCCAGGACTGGCAAGCTTCGCAATGGCTCACGATCCTGACCGTCTTCGGAACGATCGCAGCCGGGCACCTCATGGTCGACGCCGCGCGCGCCCGCCATCTGTTCGCAACTCTCGGCTTCCTCGTGCTGTTTCTGTCGGGAACCGGCCTCGTCGTTTATTCCTCCGTTGGCCGGCAGGTCGAAACCGCAGGAACCACCACTCTCTCGGTCGAAGACAACAACACGAAGATTGCCGATAAGACTGAAGACCTGAAAGCGGCACGAGCCCGGCGCGACTATGCCGACCGTGCCGCTGACCGGGAAATGACCGGCCAGCGTTGCGGCCAGCGCTGCAAGGACTGGAAGACGAACGCGAAAGACATCGGCGTGGTGATCAAGCAGCTTGAAGGCGAGATCGCCGCCCTCGGGCCGCAGAAGCCCGTCAATGCGCAAGCTGCGGCAATGGCTGACATCGGCGTCCTGTTCCGCATCCCGGCAAGCAAGGATCAGATCGTTGCCGCTCTTTTGTTGCTGATACCGTTTGCTAAGTGCCTGTTCTTCGAAATCGGCTCGATCGTCTCGCTCGGCTTCGCGTTCCGTCAGGGCAAGCGTCCGGTTTTAGTTGCTGCAAACGATTGCCCTTCAGTTGCCGACGACCGGCAAACGTCTTTCCCTGTTGAGTTTCAGTTGCCGGAACCGCCCGAACCTCCGAAAGGCAAGCGTCGCAAGCCTGAGATCGGCAAGGGTGTTGTCGACCTGCACGAGCACCGCGTTTGGAAGGCAATCGAACGCAACGGTGGAAGCGTCTCAAGTCATCAGGAACTAGCGGACCTGCTTGGCATCGATCCAGGCCCGGCAAGCCGGTTGCGGCAAGAGATCGACGAGCATCTGGAACTGACGAAAGTCGGCAAGCAATTGAGAATAGCTCTCAGGGCTTAGGCAAATCAGGGGGCGGCTCTTCGGGGTCGCCCTTTTCATTTGCTGCCGGCAGATACCCGTATTCCGTTCGCGTCACGACGATGTCGCCGTTGTCTTTCACCTCAGCGGCCCATAGCGCATAGACTGGCGTCTTTGTGTTTCTCCGGTCATCCCACGTCCACTGCCGAACACCCTCCGCCCTATCCCATCTCACTACCCAGTTGAGCGTGACGCCGAGATCTTTTGAGCGGGCGTTCTGCTGCTTTCGAAATCGTTCCTGATCTGCCGCCAGACGTGCTGCGTATTTCTCGGGTGGCTTGTCAGGATTCACGCGGCCTCCAAATCTCCAATCGGTATCTCCGTCAGTGTAGCGTGTCCGAACAGGCTGACAAAGATCTTTGCCTTGCGGCCCTGAATGCCTTTGATCTCGACGATCTGTCCTGCGAAAGGCCCGATGCTGATCTCTGCCATCTCACCAACGCGGAGCGCACGATGTGGGTTCACCGACCGTCGGTGCGGGATAAGCCCTCCTGACATCTCTCGGAGCTTCGCCATTTCAGATTCAGAGATCGGTGCAGGCCTGCGCCTGCCAAACTCATCTGGAAAACCAACAGCGGCGGTGATGTAGTTCTCAGCCATCAGCTCAAGCCATGAGAACCGGCCACCTACGAAGATATAGCCCGTGAACATGGGATAGAGCACGGGGATGGAGACGCGGCGTCCCTTCTTGATCGTCTTCCGGAACTTCGTTTCCGTGGGGCAGAATACTTGGTCGTAGCCCTTTTTCTCGAGCACGCCGGGACGCCATTCCCCGTGCTCGTCATACCGGCCGGCGAGCAGAAACTCGCGTTGTGGATGAGTGCGGATGGCGAAGTAGGTCAAGGCATCCTCTTTATCGGTTTCGTTTTCTTCGACTTCTTCTGCTTGATCTTCGCAGATGTGTTGAGACCGTATCCGGATATCTTCTCAACCTTGCCGTTCTTTATGCGGTAGCCGCGAAGGGTTTTGCCGGTCATTCTGCAGCCTCATGAAATAGATTGCTCTGACGCGCATCGTTGTTTCGATCGAGTGTGCGCAGAACGGTTTCGCCTTCGTGAGATTTGTCCCAGACGAACCAAGCGTTGAGCATCGGTGGTGCTCCCTGCCCCGTAAAATCGATTTTCCATCTCATGAGGTAGACACGCGCTGGTGGGTGTGCGGCCCAGAACGGCGCTAGTCCGCCGGCGCCCGGCCATCCCCAATTCATCAGCAATGCCATGTAGTCGAGATCGAGTGTTTCGAGCGCATGCTTCAGCCAGCGGGCGCGACCATTACCCCAGCCGCATTCAGCGAACGGCGGGTTCTGCACGCTGCATTTCGACGGAGCCGTTTTGAAATCATAGAAATTCTTGATCTGGAAACCCGCCCCTCGATCAACGAGGTCGGAGCCGATAACTTTGAGTCCGACGGCTTCGATTTCACGAACAAGCGCACCGTCGCCCGCGCTAGCGTCCCAAACGCTCTCGAATTCCCGCAAGCGCTCAAGCTCGGCGCAGAGAAGCGCTCGAATTGGCTCCGGCGGCGTCGGATAGAACTCATCCGGCTCCCGCTGAAGTTCATCGACAATCGCAAGCGAACCGTCGAGCATGCGCGCCGCGACTGGCTTTGATTTCTTACCTGTGGCGCGGAATAAACCGCGAGCGGACGCAGTCACGCTGCCTTGCTCCTATTGTGCAGATCCACGCCTTCGTCCCACGCGTTCAACGCTTCTCGTTCTGCAAGCCTGAGATAGAGGATGAGGCTTCCAAGAGTTGAGCCAGTCCAATCGATGTGCAGAGAACCGTCTGGCTTCACTCCGATCACGACGCAGTCACACAGCGGAGTTCCAGCAGCTTCAGCAAGGACACGCGTGGTGGCTGTGCTCATGCTGCCACCTTTGCTCTCTTGTGGTGAAGGTGCGTGGATATCCGGTGCGCAACTTCTGACTCTCGGAGTCCAAGAGCTTTCGCGATGTCGTAGCTGTCCCAGACCATGTCCCAATAGGTGACCATCTGGCGGTATTGGAGGTAGTTCATTCTGCTGCCTCCGCGTATCTCGATGTCAGTCCGACTTCCGTTCGGAATAACGAAAGCTGCTCTTCGTCCTCATAAAGCGAAGCGCGCTTGTCGCTCTCCATGACCATCTCGCGGGCGACCTTGCGAAGAGCGCGTGGATTAACTCCAGCGTCTTTTGCGGACGCGATGAGGTCTTTGACGGCTTCCTGAACCTTCGCGATTTCACGAAGCTGATCGGCAAGCTCGCGGGCGTAGGCGGAGATCTGGGTCATGCTGCTTCCTCCTCGCTGCTACGACGGTTGCTCTCCATGAGCTTCGCCAGCCATCCCGACATATCGCCGGCTCGGACGTTCGCATTCCGCCACTCAGCAGCCTTCCGGTACCGCTCTGCCTGCTGCTTCGCGTACGCGACCCATTCTCGGGGCGGCATCAGTTCGTCGATGTTGTCGTAAGGCTTGCCGTGGCAGATACGGTTCTTAACTGTCAGGATCAGATGGCTGCGAAGTTCCTTGCCCCATCCTTCTGAAATCGCTTCGCGTACCCATGGATGCGGCAGGAAGCGATCGGAGAATTCCCAACCCACCGGCTCTAGCTTTCCCGTCCGCTCGTTTCTTCGCATGGCGTTGACGAAGCATCGCGCGCGGTACTCGGCGATGTTCATGAACTCAAGGGCTTCGTCGGCTGTGCGGCAATCGAAGAACGATCTAGTTGATGACATTGGCGAGCCCCTGTTCAACCATCTCGTTGGCGATCTGCTCTTTCCAGCTTTCGTCGTTGAGATGCAGCAGGCGAGGCGATGCTGTTGGCGCTCGCCCGGTGGCTGATTTGGCGCCGGAAGGAACCGTGGCCGTCGCAATGCGCTTGGATGCCGCTAGGCGCTTCACACGCGCGTCAGCAACGGCGTTGGTGAAATAATCCCAGCTCCACACCCGCCGCCCCTTGTGCGTCGCGGCCTTGGCGCGCAACGCCGGCAGGATGTCGAGTTCGAGGTCACAGCCCGAGTTGATCCACGTTTGCGGGATCATCGTGTTGATCAGGCCTTGGCAGTTTGCAGGGTTGTCGAGGCAGGCGCTGGCGGCGTCGTAAAGCCGATCGTAAAAAACTTTCAAATCCTCGCAGCGTGGCGTGGCGTCATCGCGCGCGGGTTCTGGTAGGGAAGAAGCTACTTGGGTAGTTGTAGTATTTGTATTCCTTGTAAGAGTCTGGTTGGACACTGGTTGGACACTGGTTACGCTCTGGTTGGTTGACTGGTTACGCTCTGGTTGCCGCGATTGATATTTGTCGTAATTACATATCGTTGCGATGTTCGCGAAGTGACCGCCACTCTGGTTGAGTTCAAGCATGTTCTCAGCGACTAGAATTTTGATGAAGGTTCTGACGGTTTGCTCCGACCATCCCCACGTCTCGGCCAAGAATGCGCGGCCGATGATGACCTGCCCGCGATCGAGATCGATCATCTTGCCCTTGTGATTGACGCGTTTTGTCTTCCAAGCGGCATTGGCTATCAGCCATTGCCAAGCTGAGCGGCGGTCGAAGGGGCCAACATTCAAGACCGGATGATCGAAGATTTCGACGGACGTTGAGAACCACCGCGTCTTGTTTTCGCCATTCAAATCACCGACGTTATCTTCGGTGACAGCGTTCGGTGTTGCGTCTGTTGATGTCATCGGTTTTGTACCCCCAAAACTTTAGCGTCAGAGCTGGCTCCAATCCCCCGGAGCCAGCTCTATTGTTTTTCAGAGAGGAATGCCGCTATCGATGCGGTATCAGCTTTCACACCGCGAAAGGGTCGTAGATCGTAGCTAGCGACCGTCTTACCATTCTCGTTCATCACGTAGATTTGGCCGTCCCTGAACGTCACGACATCCGTTTGATTGCGCACGCAATCGACGATGAAATTTGGGTAATCGAGGATGGGCTGATCTTTTACGATTTGCGCGGGGTATTCCCTGCCGCGGGTGCTGACCTGCGTTGCGAGGAACACATTTTCGAACGAAGACTCGTCGATGTGTTTTACGGTGAGCATCTGTTTCTTCCTTCTGCTTGCTGGTTCGAGGTTTCCGCGGCGGCCCGGTGCCGTTACCCTGAGAGCCGTACGAAGCACGCGCCAAGCCATGGCGCCATGCTCTCAGACCGCGAAAACAAACGTCGGAATCGTCCACAGGAGATGGACCTACGCAGAACGGCGGGCGGCTCGCGCGTGGGGGATGCGTTAGGTGCTCAAGGCGTAAAGGGTAACCGCCTACGGCCCTTTCGGAACCGATCACCGTAGCAAACACGCAAGCCGCCGGCGGTTCAGCGCCGGAGTACGCAACAGAACGCGACTGACTGGAAACTCGTGGTAGGCTCAGGGCCTCAACAGGAGGAGGGACCTGAAATGACTTCGAAATCTGATGAGAAGACCGCGGGCGTAACGATTGAAGACCCGAACAACGTCCGAGAAATTTTCGCCGATGCCGTCGTCGGTTTTGACATCGAGGGCGGCGTTGTCCGCATAACGCTCGCGGTCGCTCGTCCAAGAGATTTCAAATCGGGGATTGATAGCGAAGCCAATCTCGTCGTCGTCAGCCGACTGCTGCTTTCCCGGAAATGTGCTGAAGTCGTGAGAGGCGTCCTCAACGACAACATAAGTCGCATCCCCGTGGCGAAAGGTTCGGAGTCCGTGAACTGACGGCATGTCAGCCAAAGCTCGGTCCAACCTGGCGCGCGTGTCGGAGGCCCATTCGTAGAACTTGTCCGTCATGCGACCCTCGCTTCACGCTTGGAAGGTTGCTTCTGATTTTTTCTTCGGAGCGGTCGCTGATCCTGCTCCAAACCAAACAGGGTGACGCGGTCGATGGACCAGTCGCGGCGTTCGCATTCCAAATAAATTTCGAGGTGGTAGCCCGGTGGAATGCGGTTCTGAGAAAGCATGTTGCTCACCGCGCTCGGAACAACACTAAGAAACTCCGCAAATTTTCCCGTGCCGCCAAACCGGGCCACAAGATCGCGCACTGTCTTGATGCTGCATGAAATCATGGGAAGAATAAGTTTCATGACCCGTGAAGTTTGTCAATCCACTACTGCTGCTTCGTTCACAGGTTCCCCATGGCCCCCGAAGCAGCTATTTCGATCGGATGAAAAAGGGCGACGCGAAGACTTCGGCGAGAGCAGCGGCAACAGCGTCCGACGAATTTATCGGACCTGTGACTGATGATTTGTTCACAAATAGAGGCGAAGCGGGAATTGCTTACCGCCTAGAGTTAACTCGTGCCGTTAAGGGCGGGACACAAAAGAATTTTGCCGCGAAGGCCGGCATCAAAGACAATACGTATAGCCAATGGAAAAGTGGGACGAACCAAATAAGTCTGGATGCTGCAAATGCGTTGTGCGACGCACACACGCTCACGCTGGATTGGATCTATAGAGGCGACGTGGCAGGCCTTGACAAAAGCGACCGCGAAGCACTTATCGCTGCGCACAACGTGAGAAAAAAATCAGCACATCGTTAGAAGATAACTTTCGCTCGCGGGTCTTATCGGGAGTCCCGCTCAAACTGCTCGTGCAGCTTAGAAATGACAAAAGGAACTGAGAGCGCTGGATCATCTTGGCAGTGTTTTTTCACGGATAAGACGATACCGTCCCTATCGGTAGATGAACCCGTTGTTCCCTTTTGGCGATTTGCAGCCTCCCAGTTCATTCCGCTCCAAAACCCAAGAATCCATAACCTCCAAGCTTGATCGTGTTCTCCGCCTGCCTGTAAGAAGCTCCCGCAACTACTCGGTTGCGGGCCGGAAACCCATACTTGGCCCTCCACGGACAAAACCGGAGAAGTGCGCCAGACCAGCGCCAGTCCGATGGCTGCGACGTGATACTTGTTCATCCCCACCCCGACCGTACTAGTTGTTCATTAGTGTTTCCGAGAAGGCGTCGAATTCTTCGATGCTATCGCATACCTGCTTGGGTTGACCCAATGGGTAGAACTCGCACGTTGACGGCTTGACCTCCCAATATTTTTTGCCCGTTGGATTTGTCCAGAAATAGCTAGCGAAAACTCTCCGCTCAAAGGCGTCCTCTACAATTGCGACAATGGACACTCCGTTTCGGCTATCGATCCTAATTAGACAGCGTTCCATTTTCGCATTGTAGTGGCTTGAATAGCTGTCGAGCTTTTTAAGCTCGTCATAGCCAGATTGCGAAAACTCCAGCCTGGCCTGCTTCGAACATCGCTCTTGAAGGTTCATCTTTTGCTCTAGCGAGGCTTCGCCCGCGTGAGATCCGCTGCTCAGTAATGAAGCAACGATAGCAAGAGCCGGCCAATATTTCATCACGTTCCCTCCCCCTCGGTGCGCGCGGCGAACGAACAGCTTTTCTGCAACATCGTCCACATAAAAAATTCATGGACTGTGAATTTTTGCAATTGACGAGTTCATGGATCATGAATTAACTTCATCGTCATCAACGAGCGACAGACCATCCCGTCTCCATCGTCGATACCGCTGCCCTGGGGTGTTCCCACCGTCTTAGCAAACCGCCACTGGGGCAGCGGTCCGCAGATTTCCAATCTCGTGCCGTGCGTATCCAAGCGGGGGCGGCATGAGCATCGAAGCCGGGTGAGCCAGTGGATGAGAGGGACACTGTCCTCTGTCTCGCCCGGCACTTAGGGGGATTACAAAATGCGCGACACTGGAATTATCGATTTCGACTTTGAGGAAGTCGGCGTTCAGATCGCCGGCGCCGAAGTCGGAATGTTCTCCGGCACAGCGTCCATCAATCAGGACGGTGCCGTCGTCGGGCTCTATCTCGACGCTTACGTCACAGACCGGGCAGCGCCGCTCGGCATGCCAAAGAAGATCACGCGCTATCTCAAAGTTCCGCTTCGTCACCACATCCCATTTGTTTTCGAGAGCTACCTCGCCCGGGAGCTTGCCACGGCAATTGAAACCGGTTGTGAGCCTGAGATCACCGACAAGCTGAACGACTGGAGCGTTTCGATTGCTGAGCAATCGTTCGAGAATTCTCCGTCAATTGCCGATGGCTTTGAAGCAATCCGCGAAGACCTCCGTCTGATTTGTCAGGGAGCGTGATGCTCGAACACTTCCTCGAATTCGTCCGGCAGAACCCTGGCTTCTCGATCCTCACCACGGTCGCTCACACAATGGCGTTCTGTTGGGCTGTCGCGATCTTCATCAACCGTCGCTGAGTTCAATGTGGAGTCTGTCATGCTTTCAAAGTTCGATCTCGGAATAACACTGCTCGTGCTCTGGGCCATCGGTGTCATGGGAATGGCCCTCTACTACTCAGGATAAAATGATCGACCGCCGCTTTCTTGAGGCTCTTGGCCTCGCAATCGTCGCGAGTGGATTTGGGTTTCTAGCGCTGATTATCGTTCTTGTGTCAGGGGGATTTTAGATGCTGCAATCGTTCGCAAAGTCATCGTTTCGAGAACTGCTCGAACGCGCATCCAAGACGCAGCCGACAAGCAATATCCGTCCGCTGCATTCTCTCGACAGCCTTGCGCGCGCCGCACTCGATGCAACGCCAACTGTCGTTGATCTCGAATGCCAGTGTGACCGCCTGAAGAAGGCTTACCAAGATGCGAAGGCGGAAGCTGAAGCTTACCTCGAAACTCTCAAAACCGAGTTCGAAGCAGAGATTACCAAGGCTGAAGTTGCCCTGGCGAAGGCAGAACAAGATCGGAGCGTGGCGCAGTATCGCACAATCCGTCAGCTAGTCGATCTAGGCGTGTTCAACGGAGTGAAAAGCCTCGACGAACTCGTTCGCAACAAAGACCTGAAAGAGGCCGCCAATGGCTAAGAACACCGACGAAATCGTTGATGCTTTGATCAAGGCTTTGCACGATCGGCCAGAAACATTTGGGGTTACGACATACAGTCTAATCGATCGTCTCACCAACATCCGTGTGTTCGACTGCAGACAGATCAGCGAACCGATCGAGTTGAAGTTCAATTTCTTTCAGCGTCGGCGCCTTAGGCGCGCCTTCGATTCTTTCGCAGCCGCCCGACTTTGCGCGCTTATCAAGAATGGAGCTTCCAATGGCACTGACTGAATACGCCAAGAACATTCAATCCAACTTCGAACTACGCCGTGAGATCGAGCGCATGTTCACGGAGTTGAAGTCCGCTGAAGCCACCGTCGTCGTTCAGCGGCTTACGAACATCAATCGTCAAACGTCGGCAGGGAGGAACTTGGGATGACGAACATATCACGAGAACTCCACATCCAGGGCGAAGCCGCCAAGGCGCTTCTTCTTAACATCAAAGACGTTGTCGAAGACGACGCAGAGATGATTGAAACGGCGATCGAGGGCGAGACGAGCCTAAAGGAAGCCATCTCCGCAGCGGTTGACCGCATCCTTGAACTTGATGCGCACGAAGAGGCTATAGCGGCGCAGGTCAAATCCCTGAACGAACGCAAAGAGCGTTTCGCGCATCAGTCTGATCGCATCAAAGCAGCGATCCATGTCGCTTTGGGGCAGGCAGAGCTGCGCAAACTTGAACTCCCGCAAGCTACTCTCGGTGTTCGTGCCGTGCCGCCGAAAGCGGAGATCATCGACGAGAGCATGATCCCGTCGAAGTTCTGGAAGCCGTCCGATCCGAAGCTCGACCGCAAGGCCGTTCTCGAAGCTCTGAAATCGGAAGAGTCTGTGCCAGGTGCAACGCTGAGCAACGGCGGTGAAACGATTTCAATCCGGAGCAAGTGACATGGGCTCAATGACGCTCTTTGAAGGTCGCCAACTCGACCTGATCCGCAAGACGGTCGCAAAGGATTGCGATAACGCAGAGTTCGAGCAATTCGTTCACATTTGCCGGGGCGTTAATCTCGACCCGCTGCGCCGCCAGATTTACTGCTTCGTGTTCAACAAGGACAAACCGCAGTGGCGGCAGATGACGGTCGTTACAGCCATCGGCGGCTACCGTGCCATTTCCGAACGGACGGGCGCCTACCGCCCCGATGATCGCGCGCCCCGCTACGAGTACGGCGAGAAAGACGCCAAGACTAACCCGCTCGGCATCACCCGCTGCGAAGTGACCGTATACAAATACAGCCACGGCGAATGGTTTCCCGTCACCGGGGAAGCCTGGTGGGATGAATACGTCCCCCTGCGTGACGGCGCGATCGACAGCAAAAAAACCGGCTGGGTAAAGATGCCCCGGATCATGCTGGCGAAGTGCGCCGAAGCGAACGCTTTGCGCAAGGCTTGGCCGGATGACTTCGCTGGTGTCGAAGTTGAAGAAGAAGTTGATCGCCGCACGATCGAACTAACAGCAACAGAACTCGCTGACGAGGCGGCAACCGCCAAGCGCTTTGAAGCAATCGGCGGCGCGAATGCGCTGACTGTCGACTGGTGCGACGGCCTAGCCCTCGCGCGCGAACCGGTCGGCACGTTCGGAGATAAGGTGCTCGCCTTCATCCGAGACAACCGCGATGCCCCGATGACTGTGCGCATGTTCCATAACCGGAACACGGCGGCACTCCAGGAATATTGGGCAAAGGACAAGTCGGGCGCGCTTGAGTTGAAGAAAGCCTTCGAAGCAATGGACCATCTTGAGGCCGCCGAATGACCGACACAGTAGGCCTCTGGCTCCTGATCCTGATTTATGTTGTCGCTGCGGTTCTGATTTCAAAAGCCGTTGAGCCTCCGAACGATTCTGAAATCAGACCAAGGATCGTGAAGACGATTGCGGTCAATGTGAATGAGGAAGCAGGGCTGTGATGCGCAAGGAGTTTCCGAAGAAGGTGAAACTCGCTGCCTGGCAGCGCAGCGGCGGCATCTGCGAGTGCGGCTGCGGGGTCAAGATCATTGCCGGTGATGGCCCCGAGTACGATCATATCATCGAAGACACGATCGGCGGGGAACCGACGCTTGAGAATTGCCGCGTCATGCGGAAGCGTTGCCATGCTGCGAAGACGCGCCAACGCCGCCCTGAGATCGACAAGACGCGGCGGGGGTTCGAGAGGCGCATCTGCGCACGAAAACCAGCGCATCCCATGCCCTGCGGCCGCAAGTCGAAATGGAAAAAGAAGCTAGACGGTTCCGTTGTTCCTCGTTGAACCGGCACACAAGAACAGTCTGAGGGACGAGAAATGAGCACATCTATCATCATAACCGATCAGAGAAACGAGTTGAGCGATGCTTTGGACAAAGCTCTCGACGACGACGCCATGAAGACGCTGAAAAAAAAGGCGATGGACCTCGCACAATCCGTCGTCGATGAAATCGATTGGTCGGTAAAGAACGATCTCGCCGAAAGCATTTCAAGCCATGCCGCATCGATGGCAACCCGGGCAATCGAGGCTCTGCTGGCAGGCAACGAAAGCGAGATGATCCGGTGGCTGCAATGCGACAGGCGCGGATATAATGGCCGCTCTGACGGGTATACAGGTCCAAATTATACTATCGAGAGACAGCATCCGATCATTCACGGGTTGCTGCACGAAAACTCACACGTGGCGCTCAGGCGAAAGATCTTCGAAGCGCACCGCGATCTTGTCGTGAACGAGCGCATTGCCGATCTCGAAGACCAGGTGAAGTCACTCATTGCTCAGATAAATGAAGCCAATCGCCAGAAAGATGCGATGTGGGAGCGTGTGCGTGATGCGGAAGGAAGATACGCATGACCACACCCGATAAAGAAGAAATGCCGACTGAAGATAGGACTGCGGACCTCGATTTCGACGATCTGGAAACAATCCTGACGATTGCAGCGAACGGACAATCGGGCAGGATCACGCCGCATGAGTTGCGCACACTCGTCGCCGTGTATCGCGCTTATGATCCGATGATAACGGCGATGGCAAAAATTGAAGCATGGGCGGAATGTCGTTCTGAGCTTCACGGCGTTTTCAAAAGGATTGCGGAAGAAGCCCGCGCCGCTCTCTCCACCCTCCATGTAAACGATCGGCATCATTCAGGAAGTGATAACGAGCGCATGTGTCGGTTGCTATCAGATGCACTCGAACAGATGTGCCGGTACGCCGAACTCGATCCCGTTGAAGGTGTCGTATATTCTGGCGGATCGCACCGGCAGGTAATCAAACGATCTTGGCTATTAGTTCGGAAGGCCCGTGACGATCTCAACTCCACCGACCGGCAGACATCAGATGATGTCGGGGGATTGCGTGAGGCGCTGGAGCGACTGACGTTTGAAGTCGGATGTTTGCGCGACGGCTGCGGCGGCGACGCGCTGATGGCTTCGTGGCAGGAAGCCCGTGCCGCTCTTAAAGGCGTGCCTGCGCCATTCTCTGGCGATCTGTTCGAAGCGCACAGGCTTGCAGATAAACTGCTGACGATGGCAGCACGGCGCTCGATCGAGACGCAATTCGGCTGGACGCACCCAGACTGCGTCAACCTACAGGAAGCCGCCCGCATCCTGAAAAATGAGCCGCAGAGACCCCAGCCTGAATACGTCGGCGCTGTACTTTCCGACGCGCCTGCAAGCGAAGCGGGGAAGCTCAGCACTGACGCCAACGGGGAGGCATAGGCGATGGAAGATATCTCAAACGAGGAAATGAAGCGACGCGCATACGAAAGCATGAAGCGCGAGCAGGCTTTGATTATGCACGTCTACCGCCTGCCCGCAAAGCTCAACAGCGGCTATTGCTTCGGAGGCGGCCGGTCGATCGTGTTTACGAACGTCGATTGGTTCGGTGGTCCAGAAGAACTAACGCGTCCGGAGATCGAGAAGTTTATCCGAGGCAAGCGCTACTGCACTCCGGGCAAATATCTCGTCCTCTCTGATACGCCAGAGCGCACCTTCTGTTTCACCGTTGAGGCGGGGAAGCTCAGCACTGATGAGGTGCTGTGATGTCGAGCCGCTTTAGATGCTGGACAAGCTGGTGTCGGCCTGGGCGTCGATGCTGTCTTTGCAAGCACAAAAACCGCGCTGCTCTAAGCGCCCCCTCTACAGATGCAAAGGTGCGGGGATGAGGCGATCTGATGTCGAGATTGAACGACTTCGCCGCATCAATGTGGCAGCTTGGGCATACGCCTACGAAGTCGAAAACGATCCTCTCGTTGATGACGGCATTTTCGATGCTGAGGCAAAGCTAATTCGGCCGGAGTTGTCGACCGGTCACGACGTTCTGGACCAATTCTTTCGGACTGAATTCAGTCCTCACACCGGCATGTGGGTCCACAAGCACCCAGAGAAGCACAAGCTCGCACACATGTGCGCTACCAGAAGGGCTCGATTGCGCGCCCCCTCTACAGAAAAGGGGCGGGGATGAGTAAACGGACTCCAGAGCTTTGGTCTTTCGACTACTGGCGAGCACGATACGCCCAAGAGGACGCATGGGCGCGTCACTATATTGAGAACGGGGAGTGCCCATGCATTGCGAGAGAAATGGCAAGAGCCCGTTGCGACGAAGGACGGCCCGCGCCTCTTAATCTCGTCGCGTCTACTAATGGAGCGGTGAAGTGAGCGAGAAACACCTTGCAGAACGCCTGATGTATCCTTTGCCTGATGGCTGGCAGGATGACCCCGAGCAGGTTGCCGCTCTAAAAGAGATTTGGCCGAAGATCATCACCAAGAACAAAGAACTTATAGACGAAGAGATCGCGTCCCTTCGCGCTCAACTCGCGAAGATGGAAGCTGAGAAAGAAGCGGGCGGCTTCTGGGCCGGTGTCTTCGACGACATTGCCGACAAGACGGACCGCGAGAAAATCGAAGCGGAGCTTTCAGACTACCACTTCGTGATGCAGCAAGTTCCGGACGTCTACATGCATATAACGGGCGGGAAGATGTCTAAGTGCAACTACTACGCCCACGCCGTAATCGCTGAAGCGGATGAATACAGCGAGAAATTCACGAACGAAGCGGCCGATGAGGCGAGGTGTAAAGCGATAGAGGAATGCGCGCTTCTCGCCCGAAGCTGTTCGGATGAACTGGTTCGTTCCGGGCACGGTGGCGACGCGGCGGCAGAGGCGCTGGACGAAGTTGTTGACCGTATCCGCGCCCTTCTTTCGGAGAGCAAGACATGAGCGGCGAAGAATATACGACCGACAGCGCCATTGCTGTAATGGCTGCGGAGTTTCGAGGGTTCCAGACCTTCTACATATCGAGGCCAAGCGTCGACGAGGACACACGGTCCCCAAGCACGACGGAAATATCTGGTCGCGAATGCATGGAACTTGCAGAAAAATTCGGTGACGCGGCCGACCTATTTGAGAGCATCCGGGAGACGTCAACGGAAGAAATCTCCCGCCTCACCGCCCGTATAGCCGAGCTTGAAAAGGCGCTGAAGGATGCGCAGCAAACAATGCGCAACGCGTGGGGTGCCGTTACGACAAACCAGATAGCCGATAAGGGCGTCGCTGAAATGCTGAAAGACGGCGTTCGACGCGCCCGCACCACTCTTGAAGCACCTAAACAGGGGACAAAGTAATTATGCCGACTGGCTATACCGCAGCCGTTCAAAACGGCGAGATCACCGAATTCAGCGACTTCGCAATGCTGTGCGCACGCGCGTTCGGTGCATGCGTAACCATGCGTGACGAGCCGTCCAATGCAGCAATCCCGGAAGCGTTTGAGCCGAGTGACTACAACGCCAAGCGCATGACTGAGGCGCAAGCTGAGATCGATCGACTGCAGCGCCTGTCCGAAGACGAAACGACGGCAGAGGCTCAGAAGGCATTCGAGGAAGCCGCTGCGTCATGGGACGATTACGAGAGACGAAAGGCAGAATGGACCGCACGATATGAAGCGATGCTTGCGAAAGTGCAGGCGTGGACAGCGCCAACACCAGAGCACACGGGCCTCAAGACGTTCATGGTCAACCAGCTTCAGGAAAGCATCAAGTTTGACGGCGGACCGCCGTATCGAGGACGGCCGACACTACAGGCTGCCGGTCAGTGGTTCGCGGAAGCACTTCAGAAAGCGCGTGACGACCTCGCGTATCACACAAAGGCGTACGGCGAAGAAGTTGAACGCACCAAGCAACGCAATGAATGGCTCCGGGCGCTTCGCAGTTCCTTGGGATTGCAGAAATGACAAACCTCGAATCCCTCCGCTCCCTACAGAAGAGAATAAGAGAGGCGACAGGACCTGATCGCGAGTTGGATTTGGCGATCTATCAAGATCTCGACGTATTCAACCCAGCCTTGAAGGGGTTCCCGGCTCGGGGTGCATTCTCTCCGGATGCTATGGAAGTGCCGAAGATCACCCTCGATCCAGACGGCCTTGGTCCGTGTGTGGCGCTGCAGAGGGCTGTGCTTCCGGGGTGCGAATGGTCAAAGGACCGTCGCGGAGAAATCATCATATTCGATGAGTTGCCCGCTAAGGTATGGGCAGTTGTCGCAATCGCAAAGCCCCTCGCCAACGACTGTTTGACATTTCTTGACGCAATTTTCTCTGCGGCCATTGACCAGGAAGAAGCAAAGGAGAAAGCCGATGTCGTTTAACGCGTCATGGTCTCCCGAGATGAAGCAGAGATACTTCAAACTGCAAAATACCATTGCAGAGCGAGCGTTGCGTCGCGGTCGCAAATGGACGGCCGATGAGAAACTTCAGAACTTGATAACCGGCCTCGCTCAAATCCGGTCCGAAGAAGAAGCAAAGCATACGGAGAAAGCGGGATGACCGACCAAATAGCGCCGGTTCCAGTTTCGGACAGATGCTGGATCTACGGCGAGCGCGAAGGTCTGACCGTCGTGCAGGAAGAGCGCGACGCGGACGGCACGCTGCGCACAACGCTCATTACCACCATCCCTTGGGACACGGTTGCGCTCGCTAGAGACAGACGCCCAAAGACGCAATCACGTCATCACACCCAGTCTAAGGAAGGGTAGAGAATGGCATTCAACGCTCGATTTTTAGTAGAGAACCCTGACGACATCATCTTCACGATGAAGATAACGATGACGGCCAGAGAGTGGTGCGATCTCCGCGACGCGATGCAGAAGGACAGTAGCTATAGCGATGGCGGTTATCTCGTGACGCGTCTCTCGCAGAGAATAACGGATCTGTTGGCGGACGCTCGCAGGACATTCTGGAAAAGCGATGACGAGCCAGAGCCGGTGAAGGACTAAGCCCAATGCAAGAAGCGACGATAGTAGAACGCCAGCAGCAAGTCATAGACCTACTGATGAAAGCGGTAGAGCCGTTTGCTGAGACGGCCTATCCAATCAATGCACAAGATACCAGTGCGTTTCGCGGGTTCTTTTTGGTCGGCGATCTCCGTCGTGCTCGTGAAGCAAAGGTAGAATCCGAGAAGATATTGAATTCAACATCGAGCACGGCTCTTTGAGCCCCAAGTGCGATCACCATTTCAGCGGAGGGTTTTGATAATGGGAACGAGAGCGGATTTTTACATCCGAAAAGATGGCGCATTGAAATGGCTCGGAAGCGTTGCGCTGGATGGCTATGACGTTGACGAGGCCGATGAGACCTGGGCGACGCGTAACGATCGCGGTCGTGCATGCTGGGCTCTGAAGAACGTCGAGACAGAGAGCGACTTCACAGCAGCGCTTCAATTCTACTTCGAAACGAGGGACGACGTAACAGATCCGGTTGAACACGGTTGGCCCTGGCCGTGGGAAGATAGCCGAACGACGGATCGTGCGTATGTGTTCGAAGGCAACAAGCTTCGGCGCTTTGCCTGGGGCCGAGAGATCATTCCCGGAGACGATGAGGCTGAGGGACCAGAACCAGATGATGGCTGGCCCGACATGAGCAACATCCAGGACGTGACGCTGGGAACTCGATCCGGTGTGATCCTAGTCGGGTGAACGCACCTACGAGCATTCGGACAAGGACAGTGGTTGAAACAAATTCACTACACCACTCACATCCGGGACTTGAGAGGGAGAAGGAGTAAGGGGAGATGACGGAGAAGCCGTTCACAGTGGCGCAAGTCGCCGACCGATGGGCCTGCTCCCGCGATGCCGTCTATTCGCTTATCAGGGAACGAAAGTTGCGCGCGTTCCGCGTTGGCGGCAAATTGCTGCGCGTTACGGCGGGGGAGGTGGAGCGATGGGAAAGCGCTGGCGGAAATACGCAGTCGGGAAATACCGACTTGGTCAACTCCACGGAGAGGCGGTCGTCTGCTGGCGCGACGAAACGGGGCCGCACCGCAGAAGACTTGGCGTCTTCACTGAAATAGACGGACGCGCCGCACTCGATTCGTGGGTGCGAAAAGTGACGCTGCTCCGCGAGCGGGAAGCAAAAACCATTGGCGAGATTTGGGACGCCTATAAATCTGATCGCGAGAAAGACGGCAAGCTGATTGCCAATTTCGAAAACGACTGGAAATCCCTGAAGCCGCGGTTCAGCTCGATGGACGTCACCGCGATCAACGCAGACGTTTGCCGAGACTACGCGAAATTGCGCGATGCCGCCGGCAAATCTGCATCAACCATCTGGACAGAACTAACGCGCTTGCGTTCCTGCGTGAATTGGGCCCACAAGCGCCGCATCATAGATTCCGCGCCCTACGTATGGGTTCCGTCGAAGCCGGAAGGCCGGACCCGCGTTATGTCGCCGGACGAAGTGCACGCGCTTCTCGCGGCCTGCAGGATGCCTCACCTCCGATTGTTCGTCATTCTCGCCATAACGACTGGTGGGCGATCCGGCGCCATCTGCCAGCTTCTTTGGACCAACATTGATTTTGAAGCCGGCACGATCGATCTCCGATCAAGCGAAAAGATCAACCCACTAACCAAACGCACTCAGAAGGGGCGCGCGGTCGTCGCCATGACCGCGGAGGCGCGAGCGGCGCTCACGGAGGCGAAAGAAGGGGCCATCACCGACTACGTCATCGAGTGGGATGGAGCACCCGTCAAAAAGGTGCGCAAAGGCTTCATGGCGGCCGTAGCGGCCGCGCAGCTCGAGGACGTCACACCGCACGTCTTACGCCACACGGTGGCGACGTGGCTAGACGAAGACGGCATCCCGATGGAGAGGATTTCGAAGATGCTCGGGCACCGTGACATCAACACGACGCGGAAGATCTATGCGAAGCCCGGCGTTGAGACACTGCGTCCGGCGGCGACGGTTATTGACCTGCGGTTGCAAGGCAAAAAACGAGCAAATTAGTTGCGATAAACTGGGAGCACATCGTTGCTGTTGGCATAAGCCATTGAATAACATGGTGGGCGGTGAGAGGGTCGAACTCCCGACATCCTCGGTGTAAACGAAGTCGTCGGTTGTCCTAACATTGGGATATAACAGGTTTTTCTTGGTGGTGAGTTGCGATTTGGTGGCTTTGTTTTGGTTTCGTTCACGCTGTTTCGGTCCAGCGGACTTGGGAGCACCTCGTTACACCACCACAATGAACGTCGCTATGGCGAGGCAGACGCAGAACACCCTCGTCCCAGGACAGAGCGCAGCCATCACCTGCTGCCATAGAGCTTGACCAGGGAAGCTGCGAGGGTCGTCCATCCGATCTTGTCCGCGATCGCGGCCAGCACCATCACCACCCCAGCCGAGGCCATCATGAGATCGCGCGGGTTCCACCGCCGGCCGTCGTCTTTGGGGGCCGTAGTCTTGGCTCCAAGCTGCCGGACCCGGCACTCGAGGCGGATAAGCCGACGCTCGATAGCCAGCATCCATTGCC